GATTTTATCAAGTTCTTTTGTGTAATTATCAATAGCTAAAATCTGTTTTTCAAAAGTTCCATTCTTCCGCAAAAGCTTGTTTACGTTTAAAACTTTTTCTGCTACGTTCGTAATATGGGTATTCATATTTATTCTCCTTAATACGTTAATTCTATTTCTGAAATTTGTTTAAGTAATTCTGTGTTACGACTGTTATTTATATAAACACGTACAACCGCACCGCCATCAAGCTTTCCAATTAATGAATATTTGCATTTTAACGATGATAAAATTGTTTGAAATTCTTTTAATTGAGATGTACATGGGTAATATAACCGCGAAATGTCATCAGAATTGGCGTCAGTGCTAGAACAGTCGACCGTTAAATTTTCTGAACGCACGAGTTTATAAAATTTTCGAAGCATCGCAGTCAAAGTAACAATAGTATTTGAAACCGTCCGATTAATTTCTAACTTTGCGGGTTCAACTGATTCAACTTTAATGCTTAATTTATTTGTTTTGCTTGATTTCATTGTGTCTCCATCCGGTATTCAATAAGTTAATTATATACTAATTAAATCAATTGTCAACTAAAAGTTTAATTAAAAACAAACACTGAATTATTTTTGATGTTAATATCAAAATCGACAAGAGCACTTTCAATGTCATTAGAATCATATTGCTTCGCAAAATCGATCTGTGTACCAAATTTGGTTGGTAGCACTAATTTAATTTTAAAATGAGCACCACGTAATACGGCTTCTGCCGTGGAACTGTCTTTATCTGATGCCTCTTTATTCATCTTCGGGGTACTCACTTTTCTAGAATTGTGTGAATCAGCTGTTTCTTTACTTCTTGCGTGTACTAATTTAATAAAACTCATACTATCGTAAACCTATGGAACATTTCTTCTCCTGGTGTGTGTAAAGGCGATGCAGTTAGTGCGTACCGATTGTAAATGTGGAAACCTTCTTCGCCAGTATCAGCATTAATGGATGTTACAACATCAGACATATATGGTGAGAATACTCCAGATGATTTGCTCATGTCTTCATCGTGTAAACCGACGTATGCATCAGTTGCTAATGGGTCTGGGTTTACGTAAACACGGATTTTCCCGATCGTTAATAAATGAAGTTCTTCACCAAACTTACCATTCACGTATTCTGCAAGACTCATTAATGAACCAGCTATCGAAAATGGCAATACGATGTATGCATGATATGAACGGTAATCTGGAATATTCATTTTTGCGACTAACTCGTTAGTTCGTCCAATGATTTCAAACATGGTTGTTCGTGGATTTGTTGGCACTGATCTTGTTAAATTTGGGCCAACTAAAGATTTCAAATTTAAGAACGCTATCGTGCTAGCGTTTTCTTGACGGTTCGCTAAACCGCGTAGCATATTACCGACTATAACGTTTGCATTCGAACCGTACTGATTCCGCAAATCTTGAATTGCTTCTTGTGTTATACCCGTGCTAATTGAAATGCTCGGTTCGCAAATAACTTCTGAACGTAACAACTCAACATCGTTTACTTGTGTAACTACTCCGCCAATAACAGTATCGGGTTTCTTCCGAATGTTGAACAATGCTGCAGTCGGACCATGAATTTGTTCTACTGGGAAAATCTGTCTACCTAGTGACGGAATCAATGCCTGTTGAAACATGTCGTTTACACTTAAATTCTCGTCTGTCGTTGCTACATTCGGAGCATTCGCACCAGTAGTATTCTCGATTAGTTTACTCATATAATCTCCACAGTTTATGTTTATTTATAATGTGGTTATTAATCAAAGCGCTGTAAGTAAACAGACTGCATGACGCAAAAATGAGCACATCTTAGATGTGCCCATTTCACTATTTGTAGATTTCGAACATGTTGTCTAACTGTTCATCAGAAGCGTTTTTAAAATTGTTTGCAAAAACGATTAACCTGTTACCTGTTTCGTAACGGCGTCCGAAGAAACTAACAACAGATAACTCACCGTTAACTAATGGGTAACTAAATTTCGAGGTACAACAATAACACAACATATAGTCTTGTTCTAACTCGAGATTCAATTTATATAAATCCCAAAACGTAACCGGGCGTTTAAAATGCTTCGTTTTGTATTTCATCGCTGAACAGATTCAGCGATTGCGTTAATCTCATCATATGCTCTTTGATAATGCGCGGTGCCATCCCGAAACGTCGTTAAATCGACAGCGTTTTGTAGCAAACTATTCGTGGTTGATTGCAATTCGTCGATTTCGCGGTTCAAATTTTTAATTATTAATTCAACTGTAGCATTATCAAACACTAACGGCACATCGGTACAAGATGCCAAGTCTTTTACAGCGATAGTGTTGATGTTGAACTTTGATTTAAAGTAAATTGCGCTTTCTCTATTATGACAAACTAAGTAAGCGCCCGATGCTTTTACACCTTGCACTGCTGCAGTCGTGTGACCAAGTTGTCTTCCAAATAATGTGTTCATGTTTTCTCCTAATTATCATTCGAGCAATGCGTTCGGTAATTACACCATTCGCATAGCCGGTTCTCAGTTTTATCAAATTGTGTTGATTCTTCAATTTTTACGATGTTTGTTAATAAATCATTAATATAATTATTTAAGAATTCACGTTCAAGCATCAAATCATTTTCGCAATTGTGTTCAACATATACGTACGATATTTTAATTTTTTCAATTTTAGGATATTTCAAGAAGAAAAATACCGCGTATAATAACAACTGTGTAAAATCTTGATAACGTTGTTCTTTTAATTTCCCAGTTTTCCAATCAACAAGCATCAATACATTATCTTTAATACAAACAAAATCAATGAATCCGCGAAACAATGTATTTTTGCTATATTGAACTGGTACCAACGAATTATCTAGACCGAATTTTACTTCACGAGTGTTATTCAAGTTAAAATAAAACTTACCAAGTTCAGAGTTAATAAACGTTGACGCTATTTTAAGGTTCGTTTCAGTGACATTTGGAATTGCTGGGTGCTTTTCGAGAACAGAATGAATTTCAATCCCTTTTCGCAACGCCGTTGTATCAGATTTTTCCGGTTTAAGTTTATCAATAACATTATATTTGAACTTTCTATTGCATTGATTAAATGTATTAATCCGAGAAAAACTGTAAGGCGCGTATTTCGTGTCAGCTAATGATTTCAACATATTCAAAACTTCAGTCATATCACAATTTGAAAGTGTCGAAAGTGTCGTAAATAGCTCATTAGTTTCTTCAGAAGAACTGGAAGAATCAGTCATTCAAATCGCCAATAGATGAATCAATTTCAGTATTATCTGTTAACCAACCATTAATAACATCTTCTTCAAACAATTCAGTATCAGTTTTCTTTTTACTAGCTTTGATTTTATTAACAATGCGAGTCACAATTGCGACTGGCACGCCTTCTTCTTTAAAATCTTGTTTAAGTGCTTTAATATCATTATCGATTTCTTTTTTGTTCATCATTAATTTAACTAGTCGTTTTGTATATTCTTCAACATTGCAACGTGCTTCATCTCCTGTTGGTAATCCAGTTGAACTTGTCATTGTTACTCTCCTTAAACCGCTACGCTTTGGACATATTCTTTAAATACATCGTAATCATCACGTGACCTAGAATTAACATATACGAAATCTGATGTTAGACTGGTATTACCACGCTTGTCCATATACGAAATTGTGTGGCTCAGATTGACGATAACCCGAAGTTTTTCATCAATGAATTTAATTGAGCTAACTTCTTCAATGTTAATAAACCCGGTATTGTGAGGCTTTTCAAAAAACAAATCGTCGAAATTGAATGCTGAATCGTTCAATAACTTGATGGTTTCCAATTTTTGCAGCATTTCTTCATTAGTATTTGAATCCCAATAAACATAATCACTGATTAGTTTCTTCTTTCCTCGTAAATCAAGTTCAATACTATAATTCATATTAAAAATAATTCGTGTTCCCGAAACATTGATTGAGCTTACATTTACTAAGTTAATTAGTCGGTCGTCTGTCTTTAAAAACATATTCTTCTTTCCTATAATTTTGATTTTATTCTTACTTGTGCGCTTATTCCACGATATGTGTTGTTGTCTATTAGACATTTTAAATCTAAACCATTGTTATTTAATAATAGTTCATTCATATCTTTTTCTTTGTATTCATCAGGTAATACAAAAACTGACTTGCCCGCTTTTGCATATTGCAATGAATTTTTTAAACCGGTTACATCGTTATCCAATACAAATACTGGATGTGTTAATTCGTTTAATCTCGCATCTGGAATTTTGGCTCCCATTAACGCGATTACATTCTTGTGATTTATTGAAATTGCATCGAATACCCCCTCGAAAATATATACTGGTTCTTCTTTATTAACATTGAACCAAAATGCGATTTTATAACCGATATTCACATCGTCCATATATGTCATGAACTTCTTATTCCGGATGTTCCTTGAATAAAAACCATACATCTCGTTGTTATAATATAATGGAATTACCAACGAATCAGTTATATGATATACTGTGTCCTTAATCTTTAAATCTTGATGACCATAATACCATTGCCCGAATAACGAACTATCGTATTCAATGCCTCGGTTTCTGATATAATTCATGGCATCAACATTTAACTCGACTGCGGTCATATACGAACTCAAATCAAGCGTCTGTACTTCACTCAATTCACTGGATGCACATAGATTCGTTCCGTCCATGTCAGCTATATTGGAATTCATCCAATCTGATTTAGACGATTCTAGTGATGTTCTAATTGGTTCATCTTCTGTTGTTACATTGTTTTCATTGTTTTCATTTGTTGCGATCTCAGATGTTGTCCAATCGTTGACCATTTTTTCTGTACTATTCTTTTTATCAGGAGCATTAATACTAGCAAAAACGTCATCGTTTTCTGTACCTATATTAGCTATTTCAGATTGAAACGTTTCACGTTTATAATTATTTAAAAGATTCGGATAAAAACTTCTTAAAAACGAATATACTGTTCTGTTTCCAACTGGGCAATCACCGTTAAAACATCCTATGAAATCTTTGTTGTTCTTATTATATAGATGTAACCTTGCTGAACGCTGTTTGACACGCGAATCACCACAAACTGGACACCTTACCGCTATGTCAATTTCTGAATCTTTTGCTATATATGTACCACCAATCGCCATCATAAAATATCTTCGGTTGGTTCTATTAATTGAACTCATGCGTCAATATTGGTCAATTTCAAAAGTCCACATGTACAACATTCGTCGTTTCCAAGACACCAACTCCGGTGTTCAACATAACATTCTATTTCTTGTTGACGTGACTCGAGTTGATTGATGATTTCGTCTTTTTCTTTCATTAAGTCGTTATGTATATTACTTGGCACCGCATCCACATGCACTAAAATGGAATCGTCACAATGATGACATTTTGCTTCAGCATGAACGTAATTCTTGCAATTATAACCGTTGGAACCGTTAGAACCGTCGCCTGCTGTATAACTGCGTATCTTTGCAAAGTACTCGTGTGATTTTTGATATTTAAAACTCATTGTAGCATCCTTTAATTCATAGCGTTCATAATGATTAACTGATATATGCATTGATAACATAATGACACGAAGAACACCCATTAATCATTCCAACAAACGTTTCATTACTCATTGTATAAATGATGTATTCTCCGTCGATATTCGCACCAAAATATGTATTATTAAACCCGGGTACAAAGGAAAGTTCCATAAGAACATCATACTGAGAACTGTCGTCAAATTTAATATTAAACATAAGTAATCCCCGTCAATCTGATTAAATAATGGAACCGGATTCAACAACGTTCCAGTATTCTATTTCTGTTACGTTAGATGCATCAAACGTAGGAATTGATTTTAATGAAGTGCAACCTTTAAGCATATCGTCCATGTTGTACACTCTCGATGTATCAAACGTAGGGATTGATTTTAATGAAGTGCAACCAGAAAACATGAGTCGCATATCAATAACGTTTTTTGTATCAAGAAATGGTACTGATACAATCGAATCGAGGTCTTCGCACAAATAACTCATGTCAATAATGTGCGAATAATCATAGCGAGAATTAAGCTCTTCTGTGCTAATTCCGTCACGAATCAAATTGCGTAGTTGTACTTTGTTAACCTTAATCATAATCAATCTCCTTCAATCTCTAATGTTTCAACGTATCAATACGATAATTATATACTATAACAATCGAGTTGTCAACAACTTTATTTAAAACAAAACCCAGCACAATTAAATACTGGGTTCAATGTTAATCTAAGGTTTTGCAATTGTTGAAATGCCATCTTTTCATATTCGCGATTGCACCAACTTTATCGCAATGAGGACATGTCGTGCGTCTTTTCTTTTTTCCTTTATGAACAGCACTGAGTTTATTCTTCATCGCTGCTATTTCCTCGTCAGTTTTGTTTAACATGGTTATTTTACATTTTGCCAATCTTGATAACCGTTCTTCATCTGACATGTTCCGAAGATATTCGGATATTTTTCGTTTAGTCTCTTCAGAATGATGTTTACCTTGTTGACCAATCCGCATATTGCGTTTTGATAATTCTGAATGCGTTTTACCGAGTTTAGCCTTTGAAATGTTCCGGCATGTCTCAGCACTTCTTGTTGTACCAGTTAGTTTCTTCGACATAGTACTAGCAAAGCTTTCTCTTAATGCTTGATACAATTCAGGAGTTATGAGACCATCAATATCGTATTTGCCATTACGTAGTCGTTGCCACGCAAATATAATAGACTCATGTTTAACAGCTGTTGCTAGTAACCCATGCGCAATGAAATGGTCCTGGTGAAGCAAATGAACACCATTCCATACATTAGCTTTTAAGCATTTATATTTTGAAAATGGTAATTTGTTAGCTTGTGGTAAAATATGATGATGATTCGTTTTGAACTTAATCTTATTGTGTTGGTCTCGTTCTAAACAATAATCAACATATTTAATAAGACCGGTATCAGATTTAACTTCTAACGTTCTTAGCTGTTCAAGTATGAAATCGCGTATTTTTACCAACCGAAATCATCAGCAGTTAATTCTCTAGTAACTTTGAATACCGCAGGTAACAGCTGTAAAATGTTGTTCAACCCGTTATCTTTTATATACTGCTCAAACAAAACATCGTTATATACTGTAGGCGCGGAATTATACGCTGTGATAATACCATCGCGAATGTACTCAGGAATGCCTTCTTCCATAACTAATGTGAAATTTCGTTCATAATGTGGTCTATATAATGGATTAGAATCTAACCAGTCATCAAATGAGCCAAACTTCTTGACAGCTTTGTTAAACGTGGTTATACCAAAACGTTCTTTCTTATAAACATCTTTAATACCAGTATTTTCGCCCTTTTTATTATATTGATACACATCGAAACTGTTTAATATTTCACGTTTAATTTCGTTAGGCAATTTAGAATTCTTAAACTCGTATGGCGATTTAATAACGGTAATCATATCTGAGTACTTGTCAAATTCCAGGGCCTTCGTTTGGATGTGTTCAATAAAAACATCAGTAAAAATCGTATGGTCAACGACTTTCGGTACTTCATCAGCTGCATCACCTAGTACGCAATGTTCGTATATCCAATTGTCCATGTTACCAGCTTTCGCATCAGCAGTTAACCACTTTTTCGTTAATGAACTATATTGATTAATATGATCGCCATGTCTTTGGGATTGTATCATGTCTTTATCGGGGCTATGGATTAGAACATTTTCATTCGATTCTTTAGCGAGGATAAGCATTGTATCATCTGCTTCAGCTCGTGGAACTGATACGACTCTGATAGGCAGGTTAAGGTTTATTTGTTCGACCAGTTCATTAACTTGTTGAAACACTTCGCCGAAGTTTATTTCCGATTTCTCTCTTGATGTTTTTCGTTTTGATTTATACATTTGGTACACATCTTTACGCCAGTACCCATCTTTAGTACTATTATCAAGACATAGCACCATATCGCCATATTTCGCTTTAAATTCTAATTGAATTCCTACAAGTTCTTCAACAATGAAGTATTTAAGTACGTTGATGAACTCTGATGTGACGTATTCGCCGTCATTCTTTGATGGTTTAACATTCGCAATCGCAGTATATAACTTTCTATGCAATATTGAGCTAAAATCAACTAATATCATATTATTTTCTCCGAATGAAAAACGGCTCAGATACAATATGTACCCGAGCCGAGTTCTTCATGATTTATTTGTTATTCTATATTATAGCAAACCGCTTAACAAATCGTCTAAGTTGTCTGCTGCAGCTGGTTGAGCAGCAGGTTGAGCAGCAGGTTGAACCTCAGCGACTGATGCAACAGCAGCCGCAGCCGCCGGTGTTTGTGTAGCCGGTTGAGCTGACGCTGTTAAAGGTTGTTCAACAACCTTAGCTTGTGCAGGCGCTGGCGAACCGTTTGATTCTACCCAATCCAACTTTTTAACTAACTCATCATAAGACATAAATGATTCAGGTTTTAACAAATCAGACAGTTTATGCGTATTGTCTTTAATATCAGCAAGAGCTGTTTCAACGGTATCATATACGGATGTCACATCATTTACAACTTCTGAAGAATCATAATTGATTTGACCGTTTGCACCTTTCTTTGCAACCAATCGGAATGAATTGCCTTTCAACGGGTTAAACAATTCCTTAGGTGTTGCACCTAATGCCCTGTCTTGTTCGGATGGGTCAACAGCAGCTTGAATCTTGTCCTTCATTGCACCAGACATTTCATACATGAAAATCTTGCCTTCATTTTCTGGGTTTGCTGGGTCTTTAAGAATCTTGATATTAGCGATATAACGGATACCGCGTGAATAGTTTTTTGCGCCTTCTTTATCATTAGCGTTCCATAATGCTTGCCATTTTTCTTGGAATGGGCACGGTGCGCCAATTGTGGCTGGAGTAAATTCAGAAACGAAACGTTTCTTACCGTTAGTTGTAATTGTGGTGTTAATCTTGAACATTCGTTGAATCATGCCACGTTCAGAATCTGGCAAAAAACGAATTAGTGCTGCGCCGTTGCCATCTTTGTCTTTGGCAAGAACGTAAAACCGTTCATCGCGAGCGTATTTTGTTGCTGCTGAAGCGAATGGATCTGCTCCAAGTGTTGCTTTAAGTGAATCGAAATTGAATGCGTTTGCATCGAAAGTCATAGTATTTCCTTATTCAAAAATCAATCTAAATGTCGATTTTTCTATCAAAGTTTATAGTCTCGGTGGACTTCATCATTGATTCTGTTAATCAGAATCAAATTTATTTATAATTCCAAGTAAGTATTTTTTTACCGGAATCATATATTTTTCTATAACCGTAATCATAGATATTGTTTAATAATTGTATACCATTTTTATTTAATAATTCGGAGATTTTATCGTGTGTATATAAAATGTTCTCATTTATTTTAAAATAGAAACAATCAGGTTCAGTGCTTTTTATAAATTCAAAGCCAAGTGTTTCAAATAATTCGCCGGTATCCCATCTCCGATTGACATGTACCGTAATCGATTTAGGCATATATAATGTTTTAAAATATTCCAATAATCTATTCGGGCCATACTCGGGATTAACCACAGTATAATTTAATTTCGAGCAATATCTAGTTAATTCATACGTATCGGAGTCGTTCAAGCAATTCATATTTTTTGAAAATTCCATAACCGCGAATACTTCAGAAGTTTTGTTATGTACCAATCCTAATCGAACGATTTGACAGTCAACTGAATAATCGCATGAACCTTGTATATGATTATCGTTTAAAAACTCATCGCTTATTGTTTTGACGATTTCTTTTATTTCAAACGAATCGGGCGCGATTATATGGTTTCCGGTTTTACCGTTTATAATTGATTCCCAAATTGAGTGTTTCTTATTATTAATCCATTCATCTTCAAATATATGTAAAAGTTGATAACCGCGGTTCTCTACAGCGTTAGTTTTATTTAAGTGCTTATATTTTATTAAATTTTCATTTTTAAAATTATTGAACTTTGAAGACCGATGTTTTCCGATGCTATGCCACATTAATCCATCGTACTCAATACATAATTTGAACTCGCGTGATAATACGTCAATTTCTTTTGGGCTAATTAACGTCCTATCGTTGATTTCAGCATTTTCAATCATGGCGCACAATTCTTTTTCTGGCTTACTTATGCCGACACATGAACATTTTTTGCAGCCTTGGCCTTTTAGAACATTTGAAGGTAACATGCTGAATCCACCATGTTTATCACAAAAAAGGTTAATTTTCTGTGTTGCTGATATATAGTTTGTTTCATCAATATGCCAAACATTGCCGAATCTCGATATTACTCGGGCAATGAACTCATCATTTGTTAGTCTATTGCCATTACATTTGCATAATTTACAGAGCTGTATATTACCATATAATTGTTGTTTTGAATATTTATTGCTACAATGTTCACATTGAAGAATCACAAATTCGTCATGTATTTCTAAGACTGTTTCTTCACGTTTGTCAATATGTGCTTTAAAAGATAACCGGCTTTGTAATAGTCGGTTTTCTTTGCGGCAACCGCAGCACGTTAAAGCTGTACCAGTCACATAACCATGTTTCGAACATTTAAATGACCAAACGTTGTTATTAACAGAAAATTCAGAAAATAACGGGTATTTTTCGTGTAAATACTGAATCAAAATCGCAGTATTATGAATTAAATTGTGTTTTGAAACCGATATGTGACCAGTAATCGATATTTCTTTGCACAAACTACAACCCGCTCCACTCAAATGCCGGTGCGGCGTTAAATAAAAGTCTCCATGGTCCGGACATGTAATGCATATCGCAGTTTTTGTATTAATGTATTCAGATTTTAAATAACTGTACCGGTTATTGTGTACCTTATTTAGTTCAAACTCTAACGAAACAAAACGGTTCTTAGCTTTTGTCGTTGCTTTATCACTAAGAACCATTCTATTACTTTTATTCTGAAATGTCAGTGCTTAAAATCTTTTTAATAATGTCATTAATAGTTACATCGTTATTATAACCGTAATCACTGACTAATTCGCTAAAAATAGTTGTAGTATCAAAAACCAAATCAGATCCATCGAAATATAAATCGGTCTTACCAATATATTTCTTAGCTGCTCTGTCTTTCTTAATTGCCTTGATAATATCACAACCATCGTCAAATTCGCCAACCGTCATATCTCCTATTTAAATATTTTCGATTACATCAAGTGCATCATCTAGCAACGATTGTTTAGTTGCATCAATATATACTTTAACACCGTCTTTACGTTTCATGATTCGAACTTTAACACCTCGAACACCACGCAACGCATCTTTGATGTCGTTTGCGTCTGACGGGTTTGCTGAAATAATAGCGCGATTTCCTACATCAGTTGGCCCGCGTCCGTTAATGCCATCAGCTTGTGTTGGTAAAGAAACCGTAAAACGCCCAAATTGTTGAACCGATGCAGCCTTAGCTTTGAACCGGTCGTTGGGGCGCGGAATTTCCACTGTCACCCAAAACGTCATCGAAAACGGTTTTATCTGCAAAAACCAAATCATCATGATCAAAATATATACTATTTTTGCCAATGTATTTTCTAATGCCTGGCATTTTCTTAATTGCCTTGATGATTTCGCTTGTCAAGTCACCACCGCTGTTTTCCAATAAATAACTTCTAAAACTCATATTATCTCCTATGTATTACGATATTTATATTACTATGTATTATTTATATTACTCGGAAAGTAAATCTCGTTGCAATTCAAAAATATGTGTTTCGATGTTTAATACATCATTTTTTGCTGAAAATGCTGCGTCTTCTGCTCGGAAAAGCGTGTCCACCAACATTTCACGTCGTGCTAATGCTGTTGATAGTTCGTTCTTCAATTCTTTATTAAATTTTACTGTTGCCATGTTAGGCTCCTTTTACTAGATTTAGCATGTTTACATGCGGGTCAAACTTTGACAGAAAGCATGATTTTTGTACCTGCTAATGCCGTTGAGTTCATTAGGATACGATATGCGTCTTTATTAGAGTTGTACTTAATATGCGCGGTGTACTCGGTCAGTGGAATCATTTTAAAATTCTCAACTGGAATTTTAACTTCGAATTCCTTTGAACAACTAACAGTTTTACTAATTGAAAATGTATTAGATTTAGCGTTAAATCGGTTGGTTGCTCCTAAAGATACCGTCAATTTACCGTCTTTTGATTCAAAAATAACTTCACTCAAATCTTTAAAAATGCCAGTACTTGCTTTAATTTGTTTAATATCATCAACAGACAAAGTAAATTCTGCTACAGACGGTACTTGTTCAGTACGTTCAAACCCGACTGCATCCTTTTTATAAGCATCCATTAATACTGTGTTACTCATAATGAATGTCGAACTGGTATCGCCAGATTGCACGTTGACTGTATTGCCTTCAATATTAACAGTTTTGTCATCTGGGAACAGCTTAAATAGGTTCAAGAAGTCTGATAAACAATCTTTTAAACCAATTTCTGGGAACGGTTCATCATCCAATTCACTGAAATCGACAAGCATTTGGATATCTTGAGTTTCAGATACCGCTACCGTAATTGGATAATTAATAATTGCGGAATTTGTAATTCCATTCACTTGTGTTAGTACATTGATAACATTCTTATTTAACATTTTATTCTCCGTTTAAAATTCATCATCTAAATTTTGTTGTTTTTTACATTCAATATTGTGTTCTTTTCTAAATTTGACCACATCTAACACGTGGGTTTTTACACCCGCATTAGGTATAGCCAAAAGTTTGCCATCTTTCATTTTTTCCATAATAATCTTGTGTTTTGCCGGTTCACGCCCTTTAACTTCACCGGTTTCCAACCACAAATTCATTAATCCGCCTTTTGAATAATTAACGAATTCGAACCCTAACTCTTCCATTGACGAACCAATGTTATGGTCATAATCAGTATAAAACTTAAGCAACCCAACGGTAACCATTTTTTTACCGACCTTAAGTGTTGGGTAATTTTTTATGAAATTAGTTAATAACTTACTTGCACCGCCAACTACGCATGCTTGTCTTTTTGTTCCAACCCGCAGAACTTCAATTGAACCATCTTTGCCGAAAAAGTTTAATCCAAACGTGTATATCATCAATAGCGTACCAGCGGCCAAACCGCGTTTATCTTTTTTCAAATATAAACCCAGACTTAACGATGCGCCGCGTTTACCATAAAAACAATTAATCGATTCAAATTCACGACCTTCTCTTGTTTGAACCTCGCGAACTTCACAATCTCTAGCAAATATTCTAGTTTTTGTTTTGCCAGCTGCATGTATAAAATACGATTTCAGAACTTCGCGTTTTCTATCATCTGCCCATTCATAATCTTTGACCCAACATTTAAATGAATTGTTTTCTTCTGCTCGTAAGGATTCTTCATAAAAATAATTTTTCGGGACACCTTCAAGATTAAACCGTTTATGTTCCATTGGGTAGTCAGATGACACAACACATTCAATTTCGTAGTTACGTTTGTCACTATTATAGTTTAGACAAATATTGTCTAATTCAGTACTATATTCAACATCGTGTTCATCAAGGAACTCGGTAATCTCTTTATGCATTTCTTGTTTTGATGGCTTCTTAATCATGTATCAATCCTATTTTAATCATTATTTTCGTTCACGAATTGAGTTTAACATTGCCCCATAAAAAGAACCCAATGGAATTATAATATTCATGTTTTGTCTTAGGTACATGAATGAATCCGTCATCAGTGCTCTTAAAAATAGTGCTGCCACCGCCAGATAGACTGATAAAATCGCATTTATCAATGATTTTGCCATATTTGGTTTCGATTAGTTCCAATAACGATTTTAAGTAATCTTTCTTTACTTCTTGTACATACGGTGTAAAATCATGTTTTTTACCGCGTAGTTTGTACACACCGGTGTCAATAATTTCTTTAGCTTCGCGTAACGTGATGCTGCGGTTGTGCTGTTCATGAACTTTCTTTGCAACTAGTTTTGCGATTTTCATTACACCTTCTTGTTCAATCCCGTTACAAGAAACATATCCAATGTGTTAAAACCAATATCGCAGCCAACATAAGTGGTATCGCCAGTAAATTCTTTTTGTAATTCGGGAAAATTGTTGCCGTACTTATCAATACAAAGTTTGGAACCAGCACCTTGAGGCAATACGTACACATCGTTAAATACGAATTGTTTCTCGTTCACGACAAAATTCATTAAAGCTTCTTTGAAATGACCTGAATTCTGAATTTGCGCTTTTGATAAACCAGTAATAATAATATCTGGTACAGCATCAATCAGTTGTAATGCGTGATAAAGAAATAATGGTGCATAATATTCCAAATTTTTGTAATCAGTAATGTCAATCAAATTTTCTGATGGTAAATGCATTGCATTTTCACCAACATAATATGAATGACCTTTGAATTCATATATTCGTGAATCTTTAACATGCTCGTTGTGCTTTGTAATACCGATAGCACTCGTAAACTTGAATTGTTTTTCGATCCCATCAGCAGTTCCTAACGTGACTTTTACGTCACCATAACCTTGGTCAATACCTAAAATGTATTTAGGTGACGCTTGATTTTCTGTTGTATCATTCGACATTTTAATTCTCCAAAAATATTCTTAAATGGTTGTTCCATTTATGTATTATACCATATTGTTATTTAATTATTAAATAAATTCCTCAGGACACACTTCTTACTCGCGATTGGTAAATGTTGTTGTTCCGACCGTGATGCTACCATCTAATATACTCAAGCCGCGAACCTGATATTGACTCGAATATGCTGTATGTGTAGAAGTTGTAGCATTTCCGACATTTACATTGTTTCCATTTATAGTTACCAAATTATTGTTTTTAATGTTCTGGTTACTTGTGTTACTTGTGTTACTTGTGTTACTGTGTGTTGCTCATAGAAAATACTCCGGATATTTGTTCTTCGCACGTGTTAAATCCTTCGAAGTGATGTAGTTGTGTTTATCGCGGTGTGTTGTTTGGTACCTATACAATGTCAATTCGAGTGCAGGTTCATTAATAACAGAACTGTTAAATTTGCTAATACCATCAAATATTTCTTTGCGAGCATCGAAAGACGTATAATTTTTCATGAGTTCATCATGTAAGTACTGGCATTCTGGTCCAATGCTTAACAATGTTATTTCGTTGTTGAGTACTACACCATGCGTAGTACTCAATTCTTCATAATAATCATATATAGGTTGTTTAACGTTTTTGATAAGAGCATCATAAATCTTGTACAACACATTCGAATCGTCAACAGCACCTTTTTTATTAATGTATTTGTGGTACCTGCTAAGAATATTGGTGTATAATACTTCTGGAACTTGTATGAATTTACTGAATGACCGGCATTTGATTAATTTATTGTCTGATGTGTATGCCACACGCGAACAGTTGAAATCAAACGAATCAAATATGTCGTTCGTATCTCCGAAATACTTAAAAATAAATTGTAACGGCTTAGGGTTACTCCGAATAGTCATAGCGTTTGACGTTGTTGCCAACACCGATACCGAGGACTCATTAAGAATCGCATTATTGACGAGTTTTGCGTCAGTTTCATTATAAAAATAAACGTCAATGTCAGTATAAGATGTTGCATTGCAGTTATTGAGAATACTGAAAATACTACCACCAGCAACGTAAAATGGAACTTCTACGTTTACGTGGTTTAAAAAACGTTTAACATCGTTAATGTAAAAATCCAGTACAAATGTTTTATCTTTGTTCAATTCGTTCAATTCATCTGTATCCATTATTCATTCCTATATATCAAGGTTTTGAAGTTCTTCTGCAACGTTAACAGTTCTATCGTTTGTATCAGCAATAACTGGCAGTGCAACTATTGCGTCATCATGCACAACGTTAGATTGTTCATCAAATTCCAATTTATTTTGACGTTTTGTTGGATTCTTGAGTTCTGACTTGACTTGATTTGACGTGGTTTCATTAACAACCGATGTTCCATCAGAAAAGTTTATCTTTAGAGAATCTATATCTTTTGAGCATTCAATAAGTAAACGAAATGCCATTTACAATTCCAAATCACGCATTTCTGCTGGTACTGGTGCAGTTAAACGGTCATCGCAATCTGGAATCACTGGTTTGTTTAACCCGGTATCTAGTTCGGATTGTACTGACTGTACTGACTGTACTGATTTAGTCTGTTTGGTTTGATTGGTTTGATTCTTAATAACCGGTTCATTAATAACTGTATGTTCGTCGGTTTTAATAATTTTTGCATCGAATTCAGTGGTATCATCTTCAAACGTGATATTTACAGATAGTGATTTAATTTTTTGATTAGGTAAATCTCTAATTTCGATAATCATAGTATCTTCATTAACTCCATTATCTTCATTAATTCAATCGAATTCCGCGATATGCGATAATATTATATATTATACCAATAAGTATTAATAATTCATCAAGAATCACATTTGCATGATGTTTAATATTATCATATAACGTCGTTTCGATAATTGACGACATCGGAGTAAACTTCGAAGCTAGTTCAATTGAGTGGTTCAAATCAGCGAATGGTGTAAACGTTGGCACATCTAACGAAATCGAACTGAGCACCCCAGCAGCTTCGTCTTGTTTAATACAGACGAAAGTGTACAATTCGAGTATATCATCATCTGTCACGTTAACCAGTCGTTGTGGGTCATACGTAAAATTAATACAAACGGTTTTGCAGCAATTAAAATACTGATCGTCATTATATGATGTATTACTCAACATGGGTTTGACTTCTTTATTTTCGAAGTCGAAAAACTCATTGATATTTTCAAACATCAAGTCTGTTTCATCGTTGCCGTCATTGCTATCGTGGTACTCTTCATCAATCATAATATGAACTGTCCTGTTTTATCTGTTAAAATTTTCGGTTGAATGTATCTTCCGGTCTGTGCATACGGTGTTTCAGCAAACTTTTTAATATAGTCAGTTCCACGTAAAATTTTAAAATTAAATTCAGCTTCGAATGCACCAGCTTCAGTATTATTCGTTTGTTCTAATAGAATACGGTCCGGATGTAACAACAACTTTATGCCTGGATGTGTGCATAAACATAGTTTAAACCTGTTTTTATAGTATTTTCCTAAAAACCAAAGTTTTCCTGGATATTCTTTGCTTAGAGCCAATAATTCATCTCGCCCACCAACAGTAAAAAATATGCCATATTTCGATGTACGTGCTTCTTTTAATGGTTCGTTTTCTGTATATTTTAGAAATCCGCTCTTACCGGTTCCATCATTTCGTCGAATCAACAAATACGCGTCACTCGAAGTTGCTGGTTTAACCGTATTCACGAGGAACCTAGTTTGTGCATGAGTTATTTCGTCGTAGTTGACCATAATCGGTGCCGTTTTCAATTCAAAATACCAATTGAACGGCGGTTTAATACTAATAAACAAATCATAATCAACATTATTGTTTTTTAACGCTTCTTTGATTTCGTTGAATCTGCTTATGCTATTATATGGATCGATAGTAACAAACATCTAAATTTTAATGTCGTATTTAATCGGACACAATTTTAATCGGTCCAACAAGCTAATCGCACGTATCATAGAACTTGCGTTTGTGAACAAAACAGTAAACGCAAACAGTACTGCGGTGATAAACGTATGAAACGGGAAAACCAAACTTAATGAATTGAGCAATCTGCCAATGCCATTGTTTTTCATATGACCGTCGATGACATCCCCTCGCCAAGTAACGAATTTATCAAAACTTTCCTCTTCATCGTCGTTCATTTTTATTTTTCCAACTACTCCAAAAACTACAATCATCAATATCCCAAGAATGTTGAATCCAATTCCGATAAGTACCAACTGCCAGAAATTATGAATCACGTCTTGAAACATGATGATTGGGTTTAATATTTCCATATATCCTCTTTATTTGACGAATGTTTTTTCGAACGTTGCAATTTCAGATACCCAAAGTTTATTAACTGACGTTCTGTTTAATTTATTGTATTCAGTAGTTAATTTTTTTGTATCTTTATGTAATGCAATAACTCGTTCTGCCGTTAAGCTTGCGATGTTCATGTTTAATAAATAGTCAAACGTTCCTTCACGTTTAATAATACCAGGAATTGCTACGAGTTGTTTAATAACATCCGTCTTTTTAATGTTATTAATCTTTAGTGCACCAGAAATGATGCTTTCGATAAATTTAATTTTGCTGTTGTTTAGTTCAATATGACTATTTATTTCAGTCATACGGTTCTGTTTGCTTAATGCCAAGTAATGCTGTTTAACAATAATGTACGCATCGATGACTTCGCTCGCGTTTTCGAACACTGATATTTTATTATTTTCATTAAGAACCGTGTAATTTTCTGAGACTTTTTTCTGAAGTTTTAACAATTTCAATAAATCGTCATCTGAATATGTTTTCAACGTTTTTGCTGGAATCTTAACTTCGAACAAAAAATCATCGTTTTCAGATGCATCATTATATGTTTGTATAGTGCCATCATCTTCTAACGCATTAAGCGCTTTAATATATGATTTTAAATTGTAATTAACTGGAATTTCACGAACCATTACGGTATTAGGAGCAGTTCTTTCAACAATACCTGTAATAATCCATTGTTTAACGTTTTCGCCTTGAACGATGACGCCTTTGAACCCGCGATAATATGGTTCTAGTCCCGGTGTTTCGTTTCCTTCTAACTTTGCTTTAATATAAGCAATTATTGTTTTAGGGTTTCTCGGGAGAATCTTTTGTGCGAATCCCGATGATACACCTTCTGAACCGTTTAATAGAAGTACTGGTAACA